TATCCGTATGCCTGTTTAGTGGTCGTTAGACCAATCTGATTCTCGGACGATAGGATCTGACGGCCAGGTAATGACGTTGCCTTACACAGCAGGTTCATCTCTCGTGCATCACCATTGATGGGTGGCAGGAAAACCTTGTACAGATTCCCCATGGCGAACCCACCACCCGCACCGACTTGGGACTTGAAATCATCAATACGAAATGCCATTAGTCTTTACCTATCATCTGTCTTGAATCGTAGAACACCTTCTGAGAGTTGGACTTTCTCCAACTTGCGGTTGGTAAGAATGTAGCAATCTCCCATTCTGGTGCGGGAACTTCTGCAAACTTACTCTGTACGTGCTTGGTCAAGTAGTGTTTGAAACATGGTTTGTAGTATCGCAACTTCGAGATACTCTGTAGTCGTTTGTATGTGATGTTGAACTTAGCATCATCACTGGTCTTGCTGGAGGCAACCTCCATCAACGAGTCCAACATCTTGGCGCGTAACAGGGGTGGTAGATAGTGTAGGTTCAAACCATAGAACCCACCCTCTGCTGGCCCAACCACAACCACCAACGGAAATGTATCATAGTATGGTAGTGTGTCTTTGCCCTTGGGATCATAGAAGAACATCTGCATCGTACCCACAACACCACGCTGTGCCCTACTCTTTAGAGGTTCCTCTTTCATCAACTCTTGTCGGTTGATAGACCTGAGATTGGACGCCTTCTTTCTGAACCATTCACGCGATTCCTTGGTGCGAGGAGTGACCCCAGCACGGAATGCCTGTAGTTCGAGTCTGTTGAATATATTCGACATACTCTTATTTATACTTATTTTTTACGTTTTTGAAAAGGTTTCAGTGGTTTTAGGGTCTTCATGGGTTTTGTTGATTTGGGAATAAGACTCTTCAATGGTTCGTTCTTCTCTGTCCAGATAGCAAACCTCCACCCACGATCTGCGGCATACTCTGCTGCAGCTTCCCATTTGTTGACGTTCTTGACATAGGTCATACTTTCGGATATGAACCTCTTGGATCTACGATTGCCTGCGGGTATGCGAGTCTCCTTGTCCGGTTTGATCTCTATAAGCCATGTAGATCCATCCTCCAGTACCATCTTCAAGTCCATAAAATATCTGTGGTAACGCTTGTCAACCTCATATAAGTATGGTATAATAACCTCTTCGGAAGACCACTTCTTTACCTTGGGATTAGTGTCGCACCATTTGAATGCATGTTTCTCCCACAAAGAACGGTACACCACCTTTGTGTGGTCACCTTCATACTTCTTGATATTTTTTACCGTGTATCTTCCAGAATATGCCATGGAAACCTTATAAATAAGAGTATAGATTTTTAACTTATTTATCGGATTAGTAAAATGGCAGAACCTAATGAAGTTCAGGGTATTGCAGCTGCAAAGGAACTAAAGAACCTAGAATACCCATTGAACAATCCTGACGAATACAAAGGTAGACTTGTATTCAATGTCATGGAAGAACCTGAAACTGATTTGGGTAATCTGGCGGAAGCAGCGACTAATCTTGCGAAGTCTGGTCTTCAAGCAGCCGGTGAGGCACTTGGTCTGTCTGAACCAAAGGATATTAAGAAGGCAGAAGAGGGTCACAAGGTGGGCCCAGAACAAACTATTCCGGTCATAAGAGAAAGACCCCTGATCGCAACGGGAAGGCAAGTATCCTTGTATCTACCTGCGGGTTTGCAATTTCGTGATAATGTTCAATATGAGAACTTCGATCTAGGTGGCGCTGGTGCTGGTGCAGAAGCGGCATTAAAGAGCGGATCAGGCGCACTTGCTGGTCTAGTTGAAGGTGGACTGTCAACTTTGACTGCGGGACTGAAAGGAGCTGCAAACAAGGATCTTGCTAAACTGGGTGCAGTCAAACTCGCAATGAAAGGCCCTGATGAAGTCGCGGGTGCATTCAGATCTGCGGGTGGTGTTACTACAAACCCCAACACTCGTGTGTTGTTCAAGTCTGTAGCATTACGAGAGTTTTCCTTTGCATTCAAGTTTCTCGCTACTTCCGCACGAGAAGCAGAAGAAGTGAAGGAGATCATCAAACTCTTCCGTACCGAGTTGTATCCGTCTACAATTGATATTCCGGTTGCTGAAGGTACAAGTAAGATCTCTGTAGGATATCGATTCCCGAACAAGTTTCAGATCACGGTTGAGTATGATGGTGAGGAGATTGCTACTCGTATCAAGCCGTGTTTCCTGCGGGATGTGAGTGTGACCTATAACAACACATCGATGTCGATGCACGGAGACGGTAACTTTACTGAAATTGAGATGTCTCTGTCATTCCAAGAAACCAGAACGCTCAGTAGGAAAGATGTTGAAGAGGACGGATTCTAATGACAACAAAGTACTTCAAGCCATTTGATATTGTTGCCTATCGATTTGGTGACAATGAATCTCCGGTCTTCTTTGACAATCTGAGTCAGTATGTAGATCTCATTGACGGACTGAAAGATAATGTGTCCTTCTATAATCAGTATACCATCACCAGTGGAGAGAGACCTGATACACTCTCCTACAAACTCTATGGGACTACGGATTATTACTGGACATTCTTTTTGATGAACGACCACCTTCGTCTGTCTGGTTGGCCGGTTGCAACATATGATATCTTGAATCAAGCAAAGTCCAAGTATCCCTACAGGACGGTCACTACAAATGATGACATATCAAATTCATTTCCTACTGGTCAGATCGTAACAGGCAACACCAGTGGTACAACCGGAACTGTGGTAAAGCGGGATCTGGATATGGGTCAGATCATCATTGATACGGTGGACAATAATAACTTCAATGTGGGCGAGACCATATCTTACATCAGTACCGAAGGTGAGGTATTTACAGCAGTCGTTGTAAAAGAGTCTCTTCAGTACAATGCAGTTCACCACTATGAAGATGCTGATGGTGTTCACCAAGATCTTACATTGTTTGCTTTTGATAGTCCATCTTCTTCTTGGACGCCTGTCACGTTTCGAGATCGATTAGAGAGACGTAACGACGAGTTAAAAGAGATCAATGTCCTGAGACCCGACACGATAGATAAGATTATCAACGAGTTCAATAGCTTCCATAGACGGAAGGTATAATGGCGTCTAAACTAAGCACATCACAACAGTTCAAGATCACCGAGGCTGCCATCACAGCAGACCGTATGGGTGGAATTGATTCTACCTTTTTTGATGTTCGTGCATCTATTGCTGAGTTGAACATATTTGAAAGTCTGGACAAGCCTTACTTGACCGGAACTGTGGTGATTCTTGATGACAAGGCACTGTTCGACAAGATTGATTTCCAAGGCACCGAGAGGTTTTCGATCCGGTTGTCTTCCGCTGAGAATGATCTAGACCCAGTCTTTGAAAGGGTCTTTATGATGACCGGAGTAGAACGGTCGGTTAAGTCTACGGACAACGGTAAGTCCAGCATGTATGTGTTTACTCTGTTGGACGAACATGCGTTTCTGGCACAGATGAAGAAGATCAGTAGATCCTTCAATGGTAGGATCGATGACATCTTGGTAAAACTACTTGCCACAGAAATGAACATGAATATAGATCTGTCCTATCTGTTTATCGGTGGCGCGAAAAGTGAACCTGTTCAAACCAACATTAAAGGGATCATTCCGAACCTGAATGCATTGCAGGCGATCAAATGGTTGACTAGTCGAGCCACAACCGTGACGGGTTCTCCATTTTTCACCTATGCGTCGATGCATGATGACAATCTGCGTCTGGGTAATCTAGACTCCATGTTATCACAACAAGCGTTCAATTCAAGGTTACCATATACGTACAATCCCGCCAACGTATCTACGGCGGAATCGCAAACTGAATTAGAAAAGACCTTCACAATCAAGGCAATGAAGGTATCAAAACAAGCGAACACTCTCAAACTAGTTCAAGAGGGTGCACTGTCAGCCGCATATTGTAACACGAATCTGAACACTGGTCAAATATTTTCTCAACACCATACCATACGAAACACCATCAACAATCTAAATCAACAGGGTATCATTGGAGAAAATCAGAATGTCTTTGATGATCAATTCAAACTAGACGAGACTCTTGTTGATGTGTTTGAGCCCAGAATATTCCATACCGTGACATCCAGTGGCACATATGGTAGGTTCAAGAGTTATCATGATGAGTTTGATGCCACTAAGTTCAAGAAGAAACTTGAACGACGAGGTATTCTGAACCACCTCTACAAGAATATGTTGAACGTGGTTATTGAAGGAGCAGGGTTCATTGTTTCAAAAGCAAGCGTAGGTGACATTGTCAATCTCAAGGTGGTCAATGACAATACCGAACAGTCAAAATTTGCTTCTGAAGATGAATTGATAGATAAGGGCAAGTCAGGAGACTTTATTATCTATGATACTCGTCACACCTTCTCAGGTACGCAACACACGGTGTCAATGAATGTCTGTAAGATGGAGAGACTGCCGTGAGTAGTATTCTAAGTGAGTTTTATGGTGACAACTCCAGATGGTTCATTGCCACTGTCGTAGATGCCTCACCACCATATGGATTCGAGGGTCGTGTGAAGATCCGTGTGCATGGACTGCATAACGAATCCACACGAATGATTCCTCAGAATGATCTGCCGTGGGCTCAGTGTGTTACTCCTACCACTGAAGGAGGAATATCTGGAATAGGACGTATGCCTCAACTTCAACCTAACTCTTTGGTGTTTGGTATGTTCATGGACGGCAAGAACTCCCAGACACCCATCGTGTTAGGATCACTTCCTCACATTGAACTACCGACTCCGGTACAGATAGGTCAGGCAGAAGAAGATATCGGTGAAGACAACAAACCCGAAGGCGTATTTGATACATTCATAGCCGCTTTCAAACCCAAAGAAACTGACATATTAAACGAAGAGACCGGAGCGGTTCAAGTCAGAACCTTGCAGTCACGACAGAAGACTGCGGTACAGTTCTTTCTAAACCTTGGATACAGTGTTAAACAGTCTATATCGATGACCGCTGCTTTGACTATTGCTTCTGGTATGAGAACTGGAGTAAACAAACAATCACGCGGGCTTGCCGACTTCTCTAGAGACAGGTATACTGACTTACAAAACTTCTCAAATAATTTTGGGTTCTTCTTGACTCAACTGGCGTTTATCGCCTATGAGTTGAAAGGTACGCAAACTAGTGCCAATATTCGATTACTGCAAAGTACTAACTATGAGGGTAGGGGCGGTATCTGTGAGGTGTTTTGTAAGTACTACCTTGGAAAGAACGAGGCTTCGTTTATCAAACAGGTTGAATTACAAGCAAGACGATTGGTAGATAGGATAGTATAATGGCATTGAAAAAATCAGATGTAGATGCCGCTCTACAGGCAGAAAAGAACAAACTCAAAGCAAAGAATGCGAAGTTTGCTGATACTTCTGTACAAGCAGTAGAAGAGAAGTTTGCCAAGACCACAAGTAAGATTGGTGCGGTTGACGGTGAAACTCTGGCTGGTGTCAAGAGTCTTGGTGAATCTGCGATATCTCCCAATGAAGTTCTCAAGGATGGTGTGGGTAAAATCACAGACAAGATTCCTGGCCTCAGTGGAACAAAAAGTCCTTCGGCCGCATTGGGATCTCTCGTGGGACTTCCTGCTATGACACAGTCTGGTGGTGACACCGCATCCGCTGCGATGGCAGTGGTGGGTGGAGGTGCGCCCCAAGATATTCAACAAGCAGTAGAGAAGGTAGAGACTATCTCTGGTGAATCACTAACAGACATATCTACATTTACTGCAAGTATCGCAGATGCAGGAGAACTCGCCTCAATTACTGCGTCACTCCCAAATATTAAGATTCCTGATATTGGTGATGTTGTAAAAGACATTACTCCAGTTGCAAGTCTTAGTGGTAAGGTGGGTGATATAAAAGACACAGTATCCGATGCAACTGGTATCGGTGGATTGACCGCAAAACTAGATGCTCCTAAGAATTCATTGTCTAAGTTTGGTGATATCAAAGCGTTGAGTAAAACCGTACTCAAAGATACAAACTCTGTGGTTGACAAGTTCACCTCTGAGTTGAACAACTTTACCGCCGAGTTCAATCAGAGAACTGAAGCAGGCCTTGGTGGGGTATTGCAGAACTTAGCCGAGAAGGTAACCGGAAGTGCAAATGCATTCATTCAGAATATTGTGCCAGGCGGTATCTCTGCAACAGAAACAGAACGACAAAAGATATTAGAACAGTTCTCAAGTAAAGATCCTGTAGAGAAAACAAAAGCGATCAAGACGTTGACTCTTAAATCGCCTAATGTATCTGACAGGATGAAGAAAATTGTATCGGAACAAGAGGCTGATACTCCACAACAATTGAGCGACAAGATTGCAAACGAGGCAAGTAAACAGGGTGTCCCTGATAGTGAGATCGAAACCGCCACCAACGAGTTGACCACCATTGACACCGGACTGTCTAAACTTGACACCACGATCAGTGGATCTGTTGTTGTGGAAGCAAGTCTGTTTGACGAAGGTATTCCGGTTGATGCCAATAACCAGAAATGGAAGGGTAGAGCAACCGAGGATGATGTCTTTACCTATATTGCTTCGGTAGAGGAACTGGACGCTGAATTCGCAGCTATCAAACGAGACATCACTGAGGTGGTCGTACATGCAACCGAGTCCTACACAGACAAGGACATCGGTGCGATAGAGATCAACAACATTCACAATGAGTTGGGACACGATGGTATTGGGTATCACTATGTCATCCGACGAGACGGCAGACTTCAAAGAGGTAGACCGATCAACCGTAACGGAGAACATGCCCCATTAAACGGTCACGATATATATTCTATCGGTCTTGTGTTGGTGGGTGGTCTAAATATTTCGTCTGGTGCAGAGAACCCTACCGACTTCAGATCGGCACAGGCATTCACACGCGAACAATACACGACACTTGAGAAGTTCTTGCGATCATTCTATCGTAAGTATCCAGGCGGTCAGGTGTTTGGCCACAATGACATTGACGAAGTAGAACTCGATCCTTACTTTGATGTGGTCGATTATGTTGAGTCCGTATTCAGAAAGAGTAATGTCACTACCGATCCTGCTCTCAGAGAACCACTAAGTCCGGCGGAGATTGTAGTACAATGACAACTAAGAAAGACAACTTTGTTTCACGAGTTGATAAACTTGGTTCTGGTAATGAGGATACTCTAGGCGTACCTTATGATGGTATGCAAGATCCTACCGGAGAGTTTCCAAAACGAGACTATAATTTCGGTACATCCATCAACCAAGCTGCACGTGGACTAAAGATAAACGATCTGTATGTGGGTGGTGGAGACTTTGGTGTGTCTCTTGATCTACAACCACAGAGACCGTCCGAGTATCCGTTCAACCAAGTGCAAGAGACTACCTCCGGTCATGTCATCGAACTAGATGATACGCCAGGCGGTGAACGAGTCCTAGTCAAACATCGAAGTGGGGCTGGTGTTGAGATGAGGGCAGATGGGTCTGTTGTTATCTCTGCTGTGAATAACAAGGTAGAAGTCACGGGTGGTGATCAGACTGTCATTGTAGAGGGACACGGAAACCTCGTCTACAATGGTAATCTAAACCTGAAGGTAACTGGTGATTACAATATCGATGTTGGGGGCAACATGAACCTCAATGTCGCGGGTAATAAGGTCGAAGCGATTGAACACAATCACAAGACTACCGTAACAGGTAACTCAACCTACACTACCAAGAAGACCAAGACAACCAAGACGATTGGTACTCACACGGACATCATGTTAGCAGACAATAATCAGTTTGTCAAGTTCGATCAGACAAACTATGTTGAAGGTAATATAGAGATAGCATCAGAAGATAACATCTTTGTGTCTGGTAAGGAGTCCTTTGCGGTATCCTCCAAGAACACCAATATCACGGGTGCGAAGTATGTATCTGTGTTGGGACAGAAGGGTGCAATCGGTGGTAAGAAGGTTGACTTTACTGGTAATGTGTACCAAGGTTACTTGGGCCCTGTAGCAGAGTCTTCGGGTGCAATCTTCCACGGTACATTCAAGGGTATTGCAGACGAAGCAATAGAATCCTACAATGCCAATATTGCTGGATTCGCGGAGGTTGCTGACCTTGCACACTCACAGTCATATGGAGAGGCATTAACCGCTGGATCTACTGTTGGAGACACCCATGTGGCAGCAAC